GCTACAAGCCCGTGCGGCTGAGGAGCATTTCAACCGTATCCGTGCGGTACACCCAGACGTGGATGAGCTTGTTGCGACTTCCGACTGGATGAACTGGCTGGAAACGCAGGATGCCTCTACCCATCAGTGGGTGGAACAAGGTTCTTCGAATGACGTGAACGCTGTATTGAGTCGATTCAAAGATGAGATGGGCTTACGACCTCCGACGCCGCAAGAGCGGTCTCTGGAAAAGGCACGAGCGGTTGCAGAACCCAAAATGCCGAAAGCCAGAAGCCAAAACGTTACTGGTGAAAAGCGTACTTGGACCGTCGAGGAGATCATGCGGATGCCGAACAAAGAGTTCCAAAAGCATCAACGTGACATCCTCGTAGCAATGGAACAGGGAGCTATTCGCCGCTAATTCTCTTGTGAGGAATTAATCATGGCATTTTCATTCTTTAGTACCGGAGCCACCTCTGAAGTGAACTTCATCCCTCAGGTGTTCTCCAAATTGTTGCAGTCGAAGTTTTATTCAGCTTCGGTTCTCCCAGCAATCTCCAACACTGACTACGAAGGCGAAATCTCAGGTCAAGGCGACAAGGTCATCATCCGCACAGTACCCGCTGTAACGATCAATGACTACGCAGGAACAGTCTCTACTCAAGAGCTGCAGACTGGCACCCTTGAGCTTGTTATCGATAGTGCCAAATATTACAGTTTTAAGCTGGATGATGTGTTGGTAGCTCAGGCAGACATCAACATGCTCGAAGCTGCATCTTCTGATGCTGCTGAAGGTATGCGTATTGCTGTTGAGACTGACGTACTTGAGTCAGTTATCGGAGATGCAACCACAACTACAGCGCAGACAACCATCACGTCTTCAAACATCTTGGGCAAAATTCTCGAGCTGTCAGAAGCACTTGATGGGCTGAACATCCCAGAAGAAGGTCGTTACATCGTTCTTCCTCCTTCGATGGTCAGCATGCTCAAGCAGTCTGAGTTACGTCAGGCGTACTTGACTGGAGACGCGACTTCGCCTCTCCGTAACGGTCAGGTAGGCATGGTGGATCGTTTCACTGTTTACCAGTCAAACATGCTCCACACGCCAACTGCTGGCACTGACGCTACTTACACTCACGTACTCGCGGGTCACCCCAAGGCTATCTCTTTCGCGTCACAGTTCACTAACACTGAAACTGTACGTCTTGAGACCACCTTTGGTGATGCGGTTCGTGGTCTGAAGGTTTACGGCTCGAAGGTCGTTACTCCAGATTGCCTCTGCGTAGGTAAGTGGAAGGTCTAAGACCGTCCGGGGGGCGCAAGCCCCCCAGTTTTTAAGGATTAAGAGATGGCTGATAAGACTCGTAAAGACGAAATCTTCGAAGAGGCAAAAGAGAAGTACGGCGTCAAGCTTGACCGACGTTCACCGTTGGAAGTGCTCGAGGACAAACTCGACCGTCTCGCGAAGAAAGCAAAAGACCCAGAGCCTGAGAAGGTAGAAGTGAAGAAGGTGCCACGCACTATCCGGAATAAGAAAACCGGCAACACATTCGGACCTCTAAAGGGCTGGGAAAGCAACCCTAATTTTGAAGTTATCGAGTGGGAGAATGAGTGATGGCAACGACTAAGGTAGTAGACATCCTAGACCGCGCTTCGATCATCTTGCAGGACAACACGAACGTTCGTTTCCCAAACGATGAGCTTCTGAAGTTCTTCAACGACGCGCAGAAAGAAGTGGTACTTCACCGACCAGATGCCAAGATGGTCAACGAATCGTTTTCATGTGCGAACGGTAGCAAGCAGGAACTCCCTGCTGCCGCTCTTCGCTTGATCGAGATTGTTCGTAATGTTGGTGGGCGTGCAGTAACACAGGTGGATCGTAAGATCCTCGACGAAACGCTTCCTAACTGGCACGAGACTGCCGCGGGAACAAACAAGATCGAGCATTTCATCTACGATCCAGCTGACCCCAAGCGTTTCTATGTATATCCAAAGGCTGTTTCGGGCACACACTCTCTCGAGATCGTGTACAGCTCGGCGCCTTCAGATGTGTCAATCAGTAACTTTGCTACCGATACAACGACCATCTCTCTGGATGACGTGTACGCGAATTGCATACTGGATTACATACTCTATCGTGCATATCAGAAGGACTCTGAGTACGCAGGTAACGCAGAGCGAAGCATGATGCACTACTCATCATTCGCTAATGCCCTGGGAATCAAGACCAACGCAGACGCAGCATCAACTCCGATGCCAAATACTCCAGACCGTAACGCTGGGAGAATGTAATGAAATACTCTGACTTCACCCTTTACGTGAAGCCGGAGGTAGGCGGCGCCCCCGACTTCTTGATTGAGCGAGCGGTACGGGATACCGCCATTGATTTCTGTCAGCGTACTGACGTGTATATCCCAGAACCCGAATTCATCACGATCATCGAGGGCGTGAACGAGTATGCCGTGACCATCCCCACGGGCACAGAACTCAATCACATCGTCGATATCTTTGATGACAAAACAGCGTTGCGCCCCATCAGCTACAACGAACTGATTCGTCGTTTAGGTAATGAGACAGAGAAAGGCACGCCTCGGTACTATGCCCAGCGCGACAACACTGACTTCTATCTCGCGCCTATCCCGAACAAGAATAGCTCGTTCCGGGTTGTTTACAGCGTAAAGCCAACCGCAACCAGCACCTCTATACCTGACACAATTGGTAAGGAATACCGCGAGACCATCGTACATGGCGCGTTGTACCGACTTCAGATGATGGCGGGTCAGCCCTTCGCTGACATGGGGGCGGCATCATCAAACCGGTCCCTCTATGAGAGAGAGGTGGGTCGCACAGTAAGACAGGTGAAGTACGGCTTTAGCGGCGGTACGCTTACCTGCAAACCGAGGGCGTTTATCTAATGGCTTATATAACCACGATAGATTTGGTCCAAGGCGACCAGCTTCCTGAGATCGAGATTACTCTCAAGGACTCTAATACTGCCGGCGCTGGTCTGACATTAGACCCAGATGACCCAACCACATTCGCAGCGCTCAACCTCGCCGGAGGTTCCGTGCGTATGCGCGTGCGTCAGGTAGGACAGACAACACTGATAGATACAATTCTAGGCACTATCACTGATGCGAGTGCAGGTAAGGTGACGTTTGTTTTTGACAGCGACACTTTGGATACGACGGGCGTGTTAGAGGGAGAGATTGAGTTTACTGATTCGAACTCCCGAACACAGACAGTGGTTGATCTGATCAAGTTCAAAGTACGCAGCCAGTTCGGGTAAGTAGATGGCGATCCATGCCGAGGTCAAGTTCCGACGGCTGGTCGCAGATGTATCGAGCCGGAAGCTCCATGTAGAAGCGACTCAGCGCAAGTTTGCCGCGATCATTGTCGATCGGGATCTCTTCGCGCAGGTCGCACATCGAACTCTCCACACCTCAGTAGATTACCAAAAGCTGTATGCGTCACCCCACTGGCGCAACCTTTACCTGCACGATGTTCACGTCAACGCAGAGCGTACCGTCTACTTCTTCACCGATAGCTTTGGTTTTGGTGACAGTCAGACATTCCAGATCGAACCGTCGTACTTCGATACCTTTGCGTTCGTTGACGACCAGACCTTCGATGTCGGAAAAAGCATCTCCAACTCAGTTCTGTTCTCAGAAAATGTTGACATCAACCTCGAGCGACCCGTGAGCGATTTTGTGTCGTTTGCCGAGGCGCAAGCCTTTGAGGTATCGACGGTCCAGAGCGACCAGTTTGGCGTTTCGGAAAGTATCCACCTTGCCGTGGACTTCAACCGAGACTTTGCTGACAGTTATGGCTTTGTTGATGCTCAAGCAATCGGTGTTGGTAAGCCAGTAACAGATTCTGTTCCAATAAATGAGACGCTTGCATACTCGGGCACGTTCGTAAAAGCAGATTCATATAGTCTTGCTGATGCCCCATCGTTGTCTGTAGAAACACCGCATGTCGATTCGTTCTCGTTGAGTCAAGCAATCTCCGTGACGCGAGATCCGTTCTCGTTCGTTTTCGATTTCCAGCCCAATGCAACCAATGTGTCAGGCTCGCCGACAGACGACACAGAAATGATTGAGTCACTGGCGTCTGACTTTGCGAAGGCGCTTCAGGACTTCTTCACGCTTGATGACTTCAACCAGATAGACAAAGAGGCGGGTGCGGCGAAGACCAACGTCTACGTTATGCAGGACGACCACGCCATGCAGATGGCTAAGGTTCTCGCTGACGCCTACTCGTTCACGGATACACCAGAGCTGGCGTTTGCCAAGTCTGTATCCGACACCTACGGGTTCAGCGACTCTCAGGCAATGAGTGCAGTCAAGTCAGTGATTGATGCATTCAATATGTCAGAGAGCGTGGCGATATCCACCTCGAAAGCATTGACAGATGCGCTTTCAGGTATGACGGATAGCCATACGTTTGACTTTAATTCATCGCGTTCCGATGCGATAATTGTGCAGGAATCTCAGGCGCTTACAGTGTCCAAGTCTGAGGATGATTCTTTTGCTGTAACGGACACACCCGTGCTGTCTCCACGGAAAGGCATTTCTGACAGCGTAAGCATGGGCGAAGTAATTCTCGTCCAGCCATTAGTAGCAAGCTCCCAGCTCAACAAGGGCATCTTGGGGTTTGTTTTGCTAAATGCTGAATAAGTGGAGAAACCAATGATCAAAGATGATCTAACCCTCAAAGGACGGCTCGAAATCGTCGTCACTGCTGAAGACGGCACGGTAAAGCAGCGTGAATCCGTCAAGAACCTCGTAGTCACAACAGGCAAGAACTTCGTTGCGTCTCGTATGGCTGGCACCTCATCAAGCGTTATGTCTCACATGGCGATTGGTACGGGTACTACAGCGGCAGCGGCTGGCGATACAACGCTCGGTTCTCAGTCTGCTCGTGTTGCTCTGACTAGCACTACCAACACAGACAACGACGTGACCTACGTGGCGACCTTCTCGGCAGGAACACCCTCAAGCTCGGCGGCAATTACCGAGGCGGGAATCTTTAATGCAAGCACTGGCGGAACAATGCTCTGTCGGACTGTATTTAGCGAGATAAATAAATCTCCATCCGATTCTCTAACGATTTCGTGGGTCGTTTCCGCCAGTTAAAAAAGGGTAAGCCATGGCTGTTAAATTCGCTAACCTGGCTAGCTCCACGTTAGCCAGCAGTCTGACGAACTCCGCTACTTCGATCTCAGTCACTGACGCAAGTAGCTTCCCCACTCTTGGAGCGGGAGATTACTTCTACGCCTCTATCGGAGAAGGTTCCCTCTCAGAGATTGTTAAGGTCACGGCGGTATCGTCGAACACCCTAACAGCAGTTCGTGGACAGGACGGTACTACAGCTCGGAGTCATGACTCTGGGACTTCTGTCGCCCTGCGAGTAGTAGCCGCTGCCCTTGATGACATAGCGTCACAAGCCCAAACAGCTGCCGACACCGAATCTGTCTCCATCGATGGGGATACGATGACGGGTGCGTTGAAAGTGAGCATGCCTCACTCGACAACTTACAGCGATTCATTGACATGGAACGAACAATCCTACGATGCCTTGAAGGTGATAAACGCGAACAGCACGAGTTCCGCTGATCAGTTCTCTTCGATTTTTATGCAAGCAAGTGGTGGCGGTAACGCCTCTGCAAGGATCGTGCTTCGCAATGACAACTCCGGCAACGGTCGTTTGTATTTTCAAATGCGTAGTGGCGCTCACACCGGCGTCACACAGCCAAAAATGCTTATCACGGACGATGGCTATGTAACGATTTCTGACAACGCAACCACTTACAATGAACGCCTGTTTGTTGACGGCACTCTTCGTGCTGAAGATGGAATCAAAGTTGGCGCAACTCGTATCGTAACCAGCGGTAGAGCGTTGCAGAACGTCACTGCTGACGCTGGAATAATTACGTCAGGCACATTTGATTCTGCTCGGATACCAGTTCCAGCCAGCGGCGATTGGTGGAATAACGGCTACGTAAGAGTACAGACTGACGGCGTAATGGAGGTCGGCAAGTACCTTGACTTCCACACCTCAGACTCTGGCACAACAGACTTCGACGTTCGTATAACAGCATCATCAGGCGCGATAGCTATTGGCGGAAGCATCACGGCGTCTGGCAACTCGAACAGCTTTGGTAATACAACGGTTGGCACTCTCACCGCCAGCGGAACAATATCTGGCGCACTCGCATCATCCGTTACGGCAACAACCCAGTCTTCCTCAGACAACAGCACCAAGGTAGCGACTACTGCCTATGTAGACTCTGCGGTAAGCGGCATTGTTGACTCAGCTCCCAGTACGCTGGACACGCTGAACGAACTTGCGGCGGCTCTGGGTGACGACGCCAACTTCTCGACCACAGTAACCAACTCGATTGCAACCAAACTGCCTAAGTCTGGCGGTACGATGACCGGCAATCTGACCATCGACTACACAGGTCACCAGACGGGCGATGCGGGTCTCGTCATTACTAACGATGCGAGCGACTGGGGGATTAAGGTCGATAAAGACGGTACAGCCGATTACGGCATCCTGTCTCAAACAGACGGCGAAAACGCAATCGTTGTTAGAAATGCCGCAGGGACTAACAAGATACAACTGCAAGGTGACGGTGACGCAACCTTTGAGGGTGGTATTACCGTTAACAACAACTCCACAATCACTGGAAGTGGCTCAAGTAGTAATGCGCTGAACGTATACCGTGGTAGTGATAGCACGAGCGCGTTGCGCGTTCTGAACACTGGTGAGGTGATAGTCAGCTCAAATTATTTTTATGTAGATGCTTCACAGGGGGCATATTTCAACGGGGCAGTAAGAGCGCGAGGCGGCATCGACAACGACGGTTCTAACTACGGTGGTGAAGTAAGAATTCACGAAACGACTGATATCGTTGGTAACGTAAAAGCTAATATTTTCTATGATCGTAACGACACCTCCTATT